ATGGGAAAGACCCAACCTACCGCCCAGAACTTCAATAAAAAGGTCATTATTAAGGTTGATTACATTAAAAAAGACGGCACTTGCCCACTATACATCCATGTAAGTATTGACGGCGAATTCGACCGAATACCCCTAAAACTGTCTTGGTCCAAAGATTTTTTTGACCGGGACGCTGGAAAAATTCTTCCCCGGCGCAAGGATGACAAAGACGCGTCAGACTATCAATTAATGATTGATACGGAAGTTGGGAAGATCAATGAAATCTTCAAGGAATACCGTTTGAGTGGAAAAACGTTGACCATTGGCCAACTACTGAAGGACTACAATTCATTTACGTCCCGGAAGGATTTTTTCACGTTTTACCAGAATGACGCCAATGAACGCTATAAGCGGAGGAAGATTGAATTAGGGACCAAAAAAGGCCAACTTGCTAGCCTTAACAGCCTGAAAGAGTATTGGGCATGGGAACAAGCCAAAAAGAAAAAAGGCGAACCGGACCACTTACCCTTCAACGCGTTGACGCCTAAACTTCTGGAAAACTTCAGGGCGTGGCTGAAGTCTCATAAAGACAACATTCCGTCCACCACTGAAAACCACATGAAGAACATACGGACGTATGTGAAGCGGGCGTTGGCGGACGGCAACGTATTTGATGACCCGTTTAAAACCGTTAAAGTAACCAAGCCCGAAACGTGGCCGGATGTCCTGACAGTGGATCAATTGGAAAGCCTAATGAAGCTGTTTAATGACGAAAGTATTCCAGGAACATGGACGGCTATATTACGACACTTCCTATTCTCCTGCTTCACTGGCTTGCGAATATCAGACGTCAAGGCAGTCAACCATGACAACGTGAAAGGTGATTGGTTGGTCATTATGCCAAAGAAGACATTGGGCAAACAAAAGACCGTTAGGATACCACTTCACCCTATGGCCACGGCGTTAATTCAAACGTCCATTGGTTATCTGTTTGAAACGTATTCAGAGCAATACACCAACCGGAAATTGGGAAAAATAGGGGACGCGGCCGGAATAGATTTCAAGCTAAAAACCCACACCGCCCGGCATACTTTCGGGACGCTGTTTATTGAGTTGGGGGGGGACGTGGTAACGCTTAAAGATTACATGGGACACCGCGATCTTGGGACAACTATGAAGTATGTCCACATCAGTGAAAAGCGAAAGAAGGAGAGGATAAATGTTTTTGATAAGCTATTCAAGAAGGAACTTTAACAACCATTTATTGATAAAGAAGAAAGAATTGAAAAACCAATATTCATTTCTCAATTTAATTCACCGCTAGTCCAAGCATTTGAATCCATATCATTGTCAGGAAATAGTCTAGCTTGGTCTGCTAGAGTTTCCATTAACAATATTTGCTCTCCTGTCAATTGTTGGTCTTTTATTGGTGTAAACCCAAGTTTTATATCAGCATGGGCTATATTACTATCTATTGGTGAGTATATTACATCGCCTTGCATATCTAGCGATCTTGAAACTTCCCGAACTTCTGAGGCTAATAATACCGCCAACCCAAAATAAGTTCTTCTTTTATCGGGCTTTTCGTTCTCTTTACCGGATTGTTTGCAAAAATCAGCATTACTATATTCTAACCTAGTGACAGAAATCTCATCCATGTCAACAGGAGAGGAAAATGCTTGATACCTTAGTTCATTAACTTTTTTCTTGAGATGAATGGGGGCATAAACGGTACGTACTATTCGCTCTGAATCAGCAACTATATTAGGAATCAATATACCACTTTCCGTATAATTATCTTTATTAATTTCTGCACCATTCAATACTTCTGTAGAAGTATTGAATGGTGCCACCATAGGGTTATACACTTGATGAACATCAAGTGTATGCTCCATTTTATCTGACACATTACTATTAATCTTTCCTTTATAAGCAACTAATATGCTGATCCAATTGGTTAACAGTCTCAGTATTGATTTGAACATTATTGAAGAACTTGGGCTTTGGATAGGAGTTTAGTTTAATGTAGTAAGAAAAGGTTTTAGAGCCAACTTCTAAAGACACTTTCTCTCCCATCCCATTATCCCATTTTACCGAGACGGTACTATTTGAATTTGGATAAACAAGGCTTATTTTGTTTAAAGACGATTTGCCTAACTTTTCAACTAAGGCTATCGCATTTGCTGCACTAGCCGCTCCTAAAGGATTGGCCCCATATCCATCCCAATCTTCTTCCATTTCCGTAAAGGAATTAATTGCATTAATTAAATCGCGACGGATTGGTTTACAGTTAAGACCACTTATTTTGTTCAAATAAGCATCAAGTTGCTTATCCACTGTTTCTAAATATTCCTTCAAACTTTGCTCATTACTTTGATCTATAAGAACAATCTGCTGACCAAGCACGTTTGAGGGGGTAAAAACAGCTCCCATCATTCCCCCGGCAAGTACAAGAACCTTGCTAGAAATACTTCCCGTTTTAACTTGACTATAAGCACCATTAGTGCTTCCGTTTATTAGCTTGTTTTCAACTATTGAATCCAGAGTTTTAGCCCCATACTCCGAATCAGAAAAATTATTTATTTGTATAAGTTCAGGAATTTGTTGGTGTGTGGTCATTTTGCTTTAAGACTAGTTTAGCGGTGTCAGAAATAACCCAATTAAAAACGTTGAAAATTTCATCATTGATTGATAAAAAACTAGCTTCTAATTCATCAACTTTAACTTGGCTCTGTTTGAAAATATCAATATCAATTACATACTCACCACTGTTATTATTAATCTCAGGAACAATTAACCCATATTTTAAATTCATCGAACCTGCATCGGACACATAACTGACAGAATGAATGGATTGTTGTATTAATTGACGATTAGGAAAACGCAAATAGTCAACCCCAGCATTAGCACTAATCATATATGATGAAAAGTCAATAGACGGGGTTTGTCCGCCATTTTTATATGCAAAATTTATCATATTTATTTTCCTGATCGCAATGCGATTAAATACGCTTATTTCACATAAAGAGAATATGCCACTTATTTTATCTATTTCTGCATTCAGATTTTCAAAGTTTTTATACGCTGGACCTTGTATAATATAGGTAATAGACTCATTATCAACAGACAACATCTTCTGTCCATCTTCTGACTTTAGTTCGTATGCCGGTGACAACGGTGTTTTAGGCTTGAATACAGGACCGTCAGCTTCTTCTTTTATTTCAAAGTCTCGAACCAGGCTGGTGTTTAGTTGGGGCAATAAATCCTTCATGATTGCTACTATACCATCTTTTCTTGTCGCAATCAGATCATTTGACGCAAACTTTACTTGCCAGATTACCTGTCGTAGAAAATTTTGTGTAAACGTTTTAGCTTCTGACCTATCAGATTTGGGAAATCCAAACATCATTTTCCTATTTTCGGACAAAAATAGCCTTTTATTTCTTGCATTGTGAAAGAGGCTATAAATTAGCCTCACATTCTTTTTACTTAAGCTTACAGCGTTTCAGCTTCTTTTGTAAAGCCTCCGTGCATTAGCAATACTATGGCTTGTTGCAAATCAACTCACTATATGTCAGTTAATTATGTTAAATCTAAAATTTTTTAGATTTTCTTAGCTATTGGTCAAACTGCTTGTTCTGTTTCCAATTCAGTAACTAGCAATTCTTCAAATAAAGGAAGTGTATTTCCCCACATGAGAACGGAAGGCGTTGGCGTACCTGTTCCGTTTGCGACTACGCCAAAGCCAATCAGCTTCAGTTTTTCAATCAACATCATAATCTGAAGCGCCGGAAGCTTCGATCGTTTGCCGGATAGGAACTTGGCCAAGTTGCCTTCAGGAATCCCAGCCGCTTTCTGAATGTAACTGACTGATAACATTCCACGCCGTTCCGGGTCAAGCATAAACGCCCGGATAGTTTCCTCAATCGTCATAAAAGTTTAAAATATTATATGATTAACCATCAGATGATTGCCCTTGCAACCACGCCCCAATATTAGGGCATTTTATCTATTTGCCCAAATGTTTGGGCATTTTTATTTTTAACCATAAAAAAAGCCCTTCCGACGTGAAAGGGCTTTTTTTGCGATTATTAATCAGTCTATCTTATACTAAGTTTCGGATTAAACAAAACTGTTTGAAGTCCAATAAAATCAGTTGAATTAAGAAAATCTTCGACTGAAGTTACAGGTTGTATACTTTCATCATTCGGAGATACTTTAACTCTACGCCGTACTTGCTCAGGCAATAACTCCCACCATTGTCTTAGCGTGTTGGTGACATCTTCTATATCGTTACCTATATTTTTGGCTTTAGCTTCCTTAAAAAATCTTTCGGCTTCTATAGGTATATCTTCATTATAGTCATGCACGTCTACATGGTATACTACCCGTTTATCAGTATTAGAATCAGCAATTAAATAAATCCAAAATGTAGCCATTATTTTACGATCATGTTCATATTCATGAAACACAGACAACTTCAAAGCCGTTCATCATAGTCATACCTTCCAAAGCTCCAATTCCGCCGGAATTATTTTTTCATCCGCGCCCAAAACAGCCTTGTATCCGCCAATTAGGTAGTTCACGCCCCGGATGTGAACCTTGTTTCTGAAGCTGAAGCGGGCCAAATCCGCGGGCGTCAATACCACCGCTTTCCGAATCAGGAACGTATTGACCTTAAAGCGTTCAAATTGCTTCCAATACGTATCAACCAGATTCCCCGGACCACTCCAAACCAAGGCTTTTCCATTGCGTTCATTCGTGGCCACTGGCTTCCCATCAACCATCCCATTCCAAAACAGCAACTTAGGCAATGACCGGGCCGCGTTTTCTTTGTTGGACGGACTAATCCCGGCTTGACTGGTCATGGCCAGCCCGGAAACCGGATTGGTCTGCAACGTACTGAAAGCGGACCGTATGGGCGTCACAGAACCGCCAACGGCGTTCCCTATTTCCGGCGTTGAATACGTGCCGAACGCGTCAGGAATGGGCTTCATTAAGGCGTCATTGTTGTCAATGTTATACGACAGTTCAAGCCTGTTTTGGAGGTCTGGAACCTTTGCGTGTGTGGGTGCAACTTTGGCCGTCCAATCCAGCAACACGTCAGCTTTCAGGATGTCGTCAACAAAATCAATGGTTACTTCTTTGCGCCGGATGTCAAAATCTAGGTATAGATTGAATAGCTGACGTAGGGCCTTCAGGACGTCCGGGAAGTTCATTTCCGGCAAGTGATTCTGAAGCAGGATAGCCGCTTGACCGTCCAACGTAGACAGGTTATAAAGCAACAATTGGGATAAATCCGGGTCATCAAAAAAGTTGCCTTTAAAAAACCAACCCGTTTCCAAACCAAACGCATCAAAAAGCCAGCGCAACGCCAACATGGGGACACGCCCGGCCGGGTCATAACCGGCTTCCGCGGAATAATTGTTGACAATCCCGCTGAAGCCAGTAACGGCCGCGTTACCATATAGCCCGGCGTTTTCGATCATGGGAAACCGAACGGACGCGGACAGTAAGCCAGCGGACGCGGACAGGTCTTCAGGAATCGACAGTGACCCAAAGTTTATATCTGTCAACATGGTTGTCTGATAGTCGCCAAACGCTTCCCCCAAGTTTTGCGTAAAATACAGATTATAGCTTCCCGGCGGTGAGTCCTGTATCATCACATAACCCCGTTCAATTAGCTGGGAATTGACGTACTTTTCACAATAAAACTTCCGGTTTGCAAACGATACTTGGGCCGAATTGAAGAAGCCCAAGACCCGCCGGTTTTTGATTGTATCCGGCAACGTGAAGCCATAGACCCGCGTTCCCCGAACCGTTGTAAAGTCCAACATTGGGTTGAATCCTTCCAGAACCAACGTGGTTCCGGGAAGGAGTTCAACGCTTTCACCATTCAAACGAATATCAACCATTTTATAAGTCAGATTTGCCCGCTACGACGTTGATTTGATTCCAAACGTTCACAACAGTAGACACGGACACGGACAGTTCCTTGGCCGCAATTCGGGCCAAGTAGCCGTTGGCCGTATCCTGACCGGAAACCACCTGACCAACCTGACCTTTTATGGCCGTCGTGAAGGCGTCATTCTGGGCGGCAAACGAGTTCAGGAAGTCACCCGCCAAAAACGCTTCCATACTCTTCAGCGTGGCCACCGTTTCTTCCGTATTGGCCGCAATGTCATCCATTAGTTGCTGACTCTTCTGAATTTCGGCGGACGTGGCCGTAATACCGGCGGCCGTGGATGTGTATTCCGCGTTATCGGTTATATAGCTAGTATCCCCAAGACCACCTGTATCATACATCCGGCGGCCGCTAATGCGTTTTAAGCCGCCTTTTTCGTAGGATGACCGCTTGCCAACATAATCCCCATACGTTCCACCGTCCCCATATATGGGCGCTCCGTTTCGATGAAGGGACGAATCCAACAACATATCCACGGTTTCTTTATTGTTCTTGTAGGTATTGCGGGAAAGAATCATGAATGGTTCATCCCCTTCCATTTCGCCAACTTCCGTCCCGGTCCGCCGGTCAATCATACTGATACCGGCTTCCCCATACTTACTTCCATGACGACTTCCCCGAACTACGCCCGCGTTTTTCACCTTCCCGGAACCCCCTTTGGCAAAGTCCGGCGGTTCCTGCTTGTTAATGGTTGACACTTGGGCGGCTACTGCAATAGCAGCCGCGGCCACGCCAATCAAACCCAGCGGCCAACCCATAGTTGCCAGTGACATAATGGCGGCCTGAGCGCCCCCAATGATAGCCTGAGTAATGGACAACGCCTTCTGACGTCGCCACGCTTTCAACTTTTCTTCTTTCTCAATTTCAGCGTACCGTTTGTTGATTTCGCCGGTTTTGGCTTCATATTCTTCCTTTGAAAGCAACCCCTTGTCATACAATTCTTTATTCTTGGCCAACTCCGCGTTTTTCTCTTTTTCCAGCTTGGCCAACTGAGATTCCAAGTATTTCTGATTCAAGGTCTGAAGCGTATCAACGGCTTTACTTGCAATGTCAAGAATCTGGGTTGACGTCTTGGAAAAGTTCTGAAGCTTGGTATCTTGGGCGGCCGCGTCATTCTTCAGCTTCTTATTCAGGAAGTCCATAAACTTGGAATAGTCCCCTTCCATCAGACTATCCACGGCGTTGAAGAATTGGTCCGTATTGGCTTTCCGCTTGGCCAAATTCTCTTCCATCAACCGCGTTTTATTCTGCTCATAATTGGCATCTGACGCGGACAATTGCGCCTTCAGCCGTTCGTCAATTGACCTATTCGCTTCCGCCCGGCGTTCGGTATCCTGAATTAATGCCTGATTTTTGGCCTTTTCTTCAGCGGCTTCCGTTTCCAGCTTTTGACGGTTGTACTGATATTCCGCTTTTAACTTTTCAAGCTTGGCTTCATAAATTTTATCCGCGTTATCCTTGGCGTTTATCAGTTTAAGGTCCGACGTGGCCACCATTTCCCGATACTCATTTTCAAACAGCGTTTTGGTCTGCTTGTACTGAGCGTCCCGCAATTGTTGGGACTTCTTTTCTTCGTCAGCCCTATGTTTATCATTGACCGCTTGGACGTCAGTGACCAACTTATCATTTATCAATTTGACCGTTTCCTGACGCCGGGTTTCATCGGTTATATACTTAGTGGCGTAATCCGTATCCCGTTTCGCTTGGGACTGCAATTCGGCAATTTTGCGGGCGGAATCGTCATTCAGAAGTTTGGCTTTCAGGATGTCCAACTTGTTGTTGACTTCCGTTTCTTCTTTCTCCTTTTTAGCGCGGGCGTCTTCTTCAGCCTTGGCAATTTTGGACTCCCGTTCAGTAGCCAGAAGCGCCAATTGGGTTTCCTTGGTCTTGGCTGACGCCAACGATTTGTTGACGGCGGCCGTTTCCCGGTCGTAATGCAAGTTGATTTCAGCCACCTTCCGTTCCGCTTCGTCGGCAATGGCTTTCACCTGCATATCCGCTATTTTCTTCAGGCTATCTTGTTCCGCTTTTTCGGATTCTTTGGCCCGTTTTTCGGCTTCTTTCTTGGCTTCAGCCGTTACCGTTTGACCCGTTTTGGCATGGTCCGCGGTAATGTTGGCGTTGGCTTTTTTGGTCGTGTCTTCCCGCTTCGTTTCGTTATCCGCCCAAACTTTGTCCATGGCCTTGCCATTTTCTTCAAAGTTTTTGACCAACGTGTCAAAGTTGGCCGTTGGGTTGATTTTGAAGTTGGCCCCGAAGAAGTTCATCACTTCCTTCCCCTTGTTCATCAACGCGGACAGTCCATCCGCCATTAGCTGAACGGCGGACACGCCAGCGATTAACGCAGTAGCCGCCAACCGGAACGCCACCGTAATGGCATCGACTACAATAGACGTCCCCTTGGCTTTATCATCGTACCCGAACATAGTACGGATAAGGGTTTCCAGCGACGCGCCGAACCGGGAACCGACGTCCACTAAATCCCCCATACTTTCACGGACCGGCGCGGTTCCCTTCCATATTTCAATGAAGGCGTCAATCAGTTCATTTCCGACGCCAACCAGTTTTTTGAAAGCGTCCGACGAATCCCCGCCAATCGTGGCTTCAAGCCGGTTGAAATTATCATCAAGATTAGAAAGTTGACCGTCCAACGTGTCCGAAATTTTGGCCGTCATTCCCATCACACCTTCCATTCCGCCAAACGCTTCAATGGCACTCATGACGCCTTCTTCCGTCCGGTCAACGGTCTGGGTCATTTCCTTGAATTTCATGGTTACTTTGTCGCCTTCCGTAGTAACCTTGATTCCAAATTCATTCCAGCGTTCCGTATTATTGACGTCATTGATTGCTTCCACCAAATCCCCCATGGGCTTCCCGGTCGCGTTGGCCACGTCTGCCAGTTTCATCAATTCTTCCTGACCGGGACGAAGGCCCCGGTTGGCTAATTTGATATAGCCGTCCGTCAGTTCTTCCACGCCAAAATTGGTTTTGGCGGCAAACTCGGTTATCATATTGAAGGCGGCCGCGCCCGCTTCAGCACTCCCCAAGGTTGTTTCCAAGATAGCGTTGTACTTCTCAAACGTCCGGGTAGTTTCAACCACGTCCTGACCAAATTCATAAATGGCTTCAGCCGCTTCCGTAATGGCTTCAAAGGTAAACGCACCCATAAAAGCACCTTTGAATGAATCCCAGACGCCTTTTTGTTCGTCGGCATCATCCTTCAGTCCGCGGACTTCTTTGCGGACTTTTTCAATACGTTCGTCCACTTCTTGGACGTCCTTCATTTTTTCAATCCATTCGTCAGACCCAATCTTCAGGTCCCGAAGTTCCCGGTTTAAAAGTCTGGAACTGGCTTGCAATTCAGCCATGGACGCGTCATTCAAATCAACATTTTTGACGAGTTCCTTCATCTCGTCATTGACTTCCTTCTGTTGATTTTTCAGGGCCTTCCACGCGTCGGACCCTTCTTCCCCGGCGTCCTTCATATCGCGCAGGGCCTTGTTGATGTCTTTGGCTTGCGACTGAAGGGAAAGAAGGGTTTTATCCGCTTCATCCCCTTCAATTTCCACCTTCAATTTGGCGGTTTCTGTGTTGTTCATGGATATATAAAAAAAGCTTCAGACCAAGTTGGACTGAAGCTTTCCCCCATAACAGGACAGTATTTTGGCCCTACTTTTTGGGCATATTTTCCCACCCGGTTAACTCAAAATGTGGCCGGTCCTGAAGCTTTTTGAAGTTGCCGCCCCATGTGATTCCGGCCGTTTTCAACATCAGCTTGGCAAAGTCATTGAACAAGGTCAAATCATTCCAATACGTCTTTCCCTTATCATCCTGGAATCCTACATCAAAAGCGTATGACGGGTTGAAATTATGGGGACTTTGACCGGCGCGGGCGTTGGTCACGAATTCGTCAGGTTCGTCAATTTTGCCGTCCCCATCATTGTCTTTTTTGTCCGTGGGTTGGGCAAACAAGGCGTTTTGCTCAACACCCGGCCGAAACGTGGCCGTCAGAAACGGGAAGGGCCGTTTTGGGTTATTGATCTTCCATTCCACTTCCGCTTTCCCATACGCATAGGCAAGCATAGGGTGAAGGTCATTGATACTACGTGAAGCCATAATAAAAAAGGGTTGATACTGAAGCGAATGTCAGCACCAACCCACCCCGGCGGAAGGACGGCTTTTATTCGCCGTTCGTTTCCAATTTGTTCTTCAGGTTTAAGGTAATCCACTCGGACGCCCGCCAACGGACGCGCTGTTTGGCCGCGTTGATAACCTTCATTTTGCCGTCATTGTACCACGTCCCGCGGTAGTCCCGTTTCACGGAAGGGATTCGGCGTCTACCCATGGCAATAGCCCAAGCAAGCCGCCGGGTTGCGTTCTTCACGGTTGGAACCTGCTTTCCTTCATAGCCTTGAACATACGCGAACTTATCCAAGCCAATCTTGTCCACAAAGAATTCCATGGCTTCCGCGGGCGGCATATGGGACCCATACCGTAAATAGGCCATATCCTTAAACCGGCCGTATTCCCGGAAGTCAAATTCCATTGTCAACTGATTCACCTGACGCAATACATGAAACTGAAAATCCTGCTTCAGTTCTTCCGTCAGCTCCAAGCCAGCGCGTTCAATGTTGCGCCGGAAAGCGTCAATGGCTTCTTGGGCAATTTCAACCGCTTCGTCCGTGAAGTCTTCCAAAAACTCTTCCATAACTAAACTATATCTTCTAACCGGAAGTAAAACTTATCCCCTACCCCAAACGCAAACCCATCCGGCAAAAAGTCCGTGAACTGATAGCCGTCCTGATTCATAACCAGATTTTTAGTCGTCAGCAACACCCCGTTTTTATAGGTCATCAACCGCTTCTTGGTCCCGGAAATGCCGTACACGTTAATATTCAGATAGCCGTAGGTTGTGGCCGGGAAGTTTAAATCATTTGAGCCAAACGCAAACGTATTGACATTATCCGGCGCTTGATAGTTGATGTAATTTCCCCATACCGGATACTTGTCATAATTGCGGAAAACAACGGCCATTTTCGTGGGCGTACTACTTCTATAGTGCCACTTGTCAGCCGGAACAACCACGTTGTACAGTTCCGGCGCAATGATACACGTCCCGTTCACGTCAACATATGCCTGAGTATTTAGGCGCGTGAATTCAGCTTCCGCCTTGGCGTTGGCGTCCTTCAAACTTAATTCACTCCCATAGGTTCCGGCCGGAATCACAATGGTAGCCGGGCCGCCAACCTGACCGGCCGGACAGTTGGACCGGACCACCGTAGTAGGGCGGTTAATGGCCACAGACAGAAACGGCGTTGTCTGACACGCCAACGAATAATCCGGCGGAATGTAGCCTTCAGAACCCGGAAGGTTTGGCTTTATGGGTGCATTGACCACCCGGACGCCCGTATCCAAATAATACTTTTCAATCATGGTAACGGCCATTAATCCGGTCCGTATCCCGTTGGCATTTAACAGACACGCCATGGCCTTGGGACGCCACCCCGTTGGGCGAACCGAACCGGCGGCCGGACTGATTGGCAAGTTGCTGAAGTTGCGTTCCGGGTTGGCATAGCGGAACGTTAACAGACGCCCAATGGGGCCTTCATCGTCCACCGTCTGTTTAATGGTTTCCAGCGTTGGCAGTAAGGGAAGGAACGCCCGGTCCGTGACCACATAGGCGTCTTTTGTCAATACCAGTTCCATTAAATAATTGCGGGCGGTCTGACTCATCCAACCGGAATTGACCGTCAGTTGACGGTCCCCCGTTACGGCATCAATCACTTTTTCGGCGTACTGAGGGCTGAAGCTATAATCTGAATAACGGTCTGATACGGTCCGCGTGGCCTTGACTTCTTCTTCCCCTTGGCCGGTTAAACTTATGGTATCATACCCACCCAGCGAATTGGCAAACAAAATGAAGCGGACGTTCCGGCGGAATTCCGGGTCCATTCGATAGGTCCGTACTTCCGTTAATCGGTTCCCGGATTCATCTTCCAACCAAACCTGATAAGCCGCCACCGGGACCGTTCGGTTGTTAAGGCCCAAGGCGTCCGGGCCAACGGCCGCCGAAAAGACCGTCATGGGCGTCAGGTTGGTCAGACTTGATACTGTGAAGAAGTCCCGGTCTTGATCGGGAAGGGACGTAATAACTTCACAAATCAGATTCAGTTGGGCCGGGACCGGCGAACAATTGCACAACCAGTATAGAAATTCGGGTTGGCCGGGTTGCACCCGCTTTCCATCTTCCGCCCACGTCAAAAAGCGCCCATTCTTACCAATGAAGTCCGTGAAGAACGTATCCTTATAGGCTAGAAAGTCACGTTCCGCCACGCCCGCTTTAATGGCATATTGAACCGTTGACGTATCTTCCGACAACAAGACGTCATTGTTTTCAATCCGGGTTTTGACGTAGTAAGGCGTTACTAATCCATCACAGACAGACAATCCGGTTTGCCCAAATGTTGGGGCCGTCCGATAAAGCAGACTTTCCAATTGGTCTTGTAACTCAAAAAAAGTGCCGCGGAAAATGGTTCCACCGGCCACCGATTCCGGCGGACTTTCGCTTCCTTCAAATTCAATCAACTGGCTGAAGGTATTGGCCCCGTAGTAGTCCCGGACCATGAGTTGAAGAAAGTAGCGCAACCCGGACCGCCCAACAATGGCCACCGGGTCCGCGGCATCCACATTCACAACAATAGGATTTAAGGCCAGATTTAACGGCAAAAATGAAGCGGTCATGGTTTGTAAATAGTTGCGTTGATATTTAAGTCCATCAGCAGTTCAAGCCGGAAACCAAAATTCCCGTCAACCCACAATTGAGAAACCGGATACTTCCGTTGTCCTTCCAACTCCATGTCAATAATCCCGGCTTTCCGGTCGGCTCTCATTTTGGCCTGTAAGTCCGTTACGATCTGATAGCCCAAGGAATAGGCGTCAATCTGGGCGTCATTGTCATCCAGTGGCGCAGTAACCAGCGCCGTAATGCCCACACTGAAGCGGTCATTTATGTGGGCGGCTCCGTTGTCTATTGTTGTGGCCACCGGCTCTTCCAACCATAAGAATGGATAATCGAACTCTTCAAGGGACCGGGCAAAAGCAATCCCTTTTTCCACGCTCCCAAAACAGAAGAATTTTAAATCAGGATGACCCGTTGCAAAGGCTTTGAAGTAATCACTGAAGGTTTTCAGATTGGCGTTTAACATCATGGCTTCAGAAAAATTGAAATGAAATAATTGACGTCTAGGGCATCAATACCCATGAAGTCAGCAAAGCCCAAGATTGCGTCCTTCTGGATTGTATAAATGGAAGGAACAAACGTATGAACGCCCGGTCCGTGGCCTTCACAGCAAGAAAAATCAGCATTGCATTCGTTACTAAATGGATTGTGCCAAGCCACGCCTGCCTCCCTAAGTTCGTTCTGAAGCTGAAGCACTTTCAAATACAATTCCGGGCTTTCTTTAGTCCACTTGAATTCCGGCGTTTTCCTATAGTCTGTAGTCAACATTTTGACGGCGTTTAGATTGTACAACATGAAGGTATTGACCGCCCATGGCTTCCAATAGGACATAAAAAAGCCCGACCAATTAATTGGTCGGGCTTTTTTGTAACTAACAACCCTTATATATTTTTTAGCGCGTCTTCGACATCAACGTCGATTCCCTCTTCACTTAATAGCACTAGCAAATCATTGAAATAATATACGGAAGGATAGTCTTTGTAAAATAATTTTAAGCTGAATTCTGAGCCGAAGTTTCCGTTAACTAAATACTTTTCGACATTTATTTTTTCTTTTTCATATACAAAATTCACATTACAATATCCTGTATCAACAATATAATTGTTTCGAGGAAAACCAATGTTTATCATCATCCCAGAGACACAGATGTCACCTAAGAAGTACAACTTACCTCCCTTCATTTCAGATTCGACAAAACCAATAGATTTAAGTAATTCAGGGGATGTCCTTAATTTTTCTATTTCGCGAAATCTGGCCCAAATACGAGCATCGCTATCAACGAGACTTATATTACATACCTGTTCACCCAAACGTGTTTCAATCTCTTCAATTTTACCAATATATTGAGAGCGTGGTGGCAACCCCAATGTTCTCGTACTGCCTGTGTATTTAACATAATCACCAACTGAAAAAAGCGAATTTTCTTCCATACGTTTCTTAATTTATTAGTATTGCTATCTACTCAGACAACACCCTTAAACAGTTTTAATTGTTAGGCCAGTTCCGTCATTTAAACTAAAAAAGCCCGGCCACAACACGGACCGGGCTTTCCCTTCATCTCTGTTTAACCTAACCCCCTATGTCAATCCGTTTCCCGTAAAGCGCGGGCGTTGGCCCGTTTTATCTTCTTGTTGTTATCCCGCAGATACAGCCAAATCGTATGACCGTTCTGACGGCACACCTTATCAAAATCCCCAAAAACGCCGTCTTTGGCAATGTCCATCAACGTAGTGACCAAGCCTTCCCCGTTCAGATACAAGGGCGCTTCTTCTTCAGCGTTCGGGTCCGGCTCATACACATCCTGATATTGCTTCAGGAAGCGACCGTTCATGGCTTCAAAGTACTGGGTGACGGCCATAATGACGCCAAAGGGTAGTCTGCCAAATTGGACGGACCGTTCTTCCGCCAAGATTGTGTTGTATTCTTCCCGCTTGTCGCCACTCCAATCAACCGATTTTTGGAACGTCTTCAAGTCCTTCCGGGCCGGTCGGCACAACGTAGCGATCAACAGCCGGACGGACGCCGGATTGGGCTTTTCCGGGCGCGTGAACGCTAAATATTGAATGTTGGCTATGGCAATTTCCACGGCCGTAGTATTGCTGAAATTATCGTCAGGAAGTAGGTAGGCCACGCCGTCCAAGCTGAAGGATTCAAACGGCTTTTCTGATATTTTGGTTGACCATATCCACTTCGTCAACCGGCCAAGACTAAACCAATGATCGTCCGTCAAATCAGCCAGATACTTACCCAATTCAGGAAGCAGGACTTTCAAGGCCAGCGCCTTCAGCTTCCCGGCTCCCATCGGGTCTTCATCTTCATTGAGTTCAACCAACTGAAGCGGAAGCAACCGGATTTTTTGTTCTTCCGTACATTCCGCCCAAGATTCAGCCACTTTATAGGGCTTGTCGTTAATTCTGACCGTCTTCATTTAAACACGTTTATAAGGTTTGTCGCCAACTCCAATAATGTCAAAACAGCGACAGACCGCCAAACCCAATTTTCCGCCCTTGACCCCTTCAATTTAGCTTCTGTAGTGGATAGTTTTTCCTTCAGCGGACCATTGGCCCGGCCGCTACTGTCTAACTTGACAGCAACCCGGACCAACTGAAGTTTCAATCCCAACTTTTCACTTTGCGAGTCGTGAAGGTCCGTCCGAAGTTGTCCGGTCCGCACCTTCAGGAATTCAAAGTGGCTTAATGAATCCAGTACGGCGCGGGCGTTGCTGACGTACTGCTTTACGGCCGCCACGCTATCACCTTGGAACCGTGTATTCATTGATTGCCCGGACAGCTTCAAGGTCAGAAAGAGACTGAATACTGTCAGAAACCATTTTAAGCTGAAGTAGTAAGATTTTGTCATCTTTTACGGTAAGTAAGGAATCCGACGTTTTCAACCGGCTTTCATAAATCACTTTGTCAATTTCGGCTTGTTGGGCCAACCATTGCTGACGCATGGCTTCCTTTTCTTCCATACAAACCAGATTTTCCCGGCCGTTCACGTACTGGCAAACCATCCAAGTGGCGGCCGTCAGGATGACGGCCACCACTACTTCAATTAGGATTCGTTTCATTTCACCACCTTGGCCAACAGTTGGTCAACGATAGCGCCAAACACGGACTTCCCGCTCCGCTTGGCGTCATCCATGGGAAGCGTTGACACGCCAGCAACGGCCGCCGAAATGTAGCCAGCCACTTCAATGACTTTTGACGCCAGCGCCGGAAGGAAGATGTCATGGCCAGCCAGATTAGACCGGAACACGGTCAGACCGGCGGCAACGGCCGCAATCACTACACCCCATTTTTGGAGTTTGACAAATAGACTTGGGCTTGGCGTCTGCAAGCGGTCCAGAATTGACGGTTGTTTTTCCATTGGATTGATTGGTTTTACTGGTTTGATCTTTACCCGGTTCCGGCCATTCTAAGGGCGGAAGCAGACTTGGGTATTTGGGAGAATGACGGCCGGACGGAAGACTTAATTTGATAAGTAAATACATCCCCAAACAGGCAACGGCAATACCTAGCGTCATCCCTTCGTAAAAGTCCTGAGTCATTTTTTTGGGTGTTTAGACTGCCAATAGGGAGTCAGCCAGTTGGCAATTAATTTGATGTCGGACGTTCGGCGGTAATTGACATAACAGCCCGCTTTTGTCCCCTTCCCGCCGGTCGTATTGAAGCCGATAACTTTTACCATGTCATCTTCATCCGGGTCAAAGTCATCTTGGGCCAAGCCTTCAATGTGGGAAGCAAACAGGGAAACGGCGTCCATTCGTTGGGGCTTCCGGCCAATCCGTTGGTTTCCCCGGCCGTTGCGCTTGTAAATGATCTTAGACGCGTCCCGGAAGTAGGAACTGACCATTCCAACCCCATCCCCAACCGGAAGCCGTATTCCATTCAACGCATGACAGTAGTTAAAAGCGGACGCGCAGTAATGGGACCGGGTTGGCAAATCAAAGGATTGATTGATAATGGCTATCCATGTAGCGTCATTGTTGCCGGTCCGTTCGGTCATCCCAATAAAGCGCGCGGCCGTGTCATAAACGGCTTGTCTCATAGCCGCTTCCGACTCAAATGAAAAAGCTGACGATTGCCTAGATTTTAAGGCAACCGTCAGCTTTGACGTTTTTTTGGGTTGCCCTATGGTTTGACGTTGTGGGAAACTGCTAAGTAAAACAGCAAGCCCAACGATAAGATAATAGTGATAATACTTCGTTGCCATGGCGTTAAGTCTTCAAAGAATTCTGTGTAAAAATCCTTCTTTGATTTCATGAATGGCAGGACGTAATTTCCCATAAACGGCGCAACGATAAACAGCAGTAACAAGGCCAAGGGGATGTCAATGAACACCACCATTTTTTCATACATCAACTTTTGCATGGACGTATCATCATAGGCGTTCATTTTTTCGTCCGCCTGAAGGCCATGGTTTATTTCGCGTATGTTGTCCCCGAAATTGTTGAATTGTCCGTGGAAGTACAGCACAGCAACCAGAACCGCCAACACCTGACAAACGGCCACCGCCCAACGGTTCCGCTGAAAGAAGGTTTGATGACGGACCGCCGGTTGATCGGCTTTCCGAACAATACCCAATTCCGATTCCAGACGGCCAACTTCCAAGTCAGCTTCCGTTGCCCATTCGTACAATTGGCGCTTTTCGGCTTCACTGGTTGTTTCTCTGGCTTCCCGGCGGAAGTTGACGCCCGCGTCTTTCGCCTTATTCAACTGAACTGTCAGACGGTTCCGTTCTTCAGCGGCCGCGGCTTGCTTCTGTTGCTGAAGCTGGGCTTTCCGTTGTGCCAAGCCTTCTTCAACGGCTTGAATCTCCAATTCTTCTTCCGTTAGCCCGGCGGCTTCAATATTTTCAAACGTCATTGGCTTCCCGTGGAGTGGAACGGTTTTTCCTTGAAATGGGCTTGTTGAATCGTTCATGGATACCATTAGTTAAAATTTCGTTTTCGACTTGTAGAATGAATAAATGATGACCCAAAACAAGGCGGAACCGGGTAAAATGAATAGGACAGCAATTGGCGCATATGCCGGAAGCAAAATCCACCACCATGACCCATTCAGGACGGAACACAGCTTCAGAATCGGAAGCGTGACGGCCGCCAAAACCCACCAATGGGGAAGCGTCCGACGAAAAAACCAGAAGCTTAGTTGGGGACTCATAAGACGAAAAAAGGATTGGATGAATCATTCTTGAACCCGGCGGACTTGGTTGATACCGGCGGCCGGTAACGATCTGACAAAAAATATTCCTGGAATACCAAGGAAGACGCGTTGGCGTTCAGATAATCCGTCAACTGAAGGGCAGTATTGGCGGCCGCTTCCTGACATTCCTTCAGCACAACATTCAGCCGTACATTGTCCAATTCGTCTTCATTGACAATACCGTCAGTCTCGGAAACAATACGAAAGTCCGCGTTCATATTCAGGTACGGAAGCGCCTTGGAAAAGCCATAATTGGCCAGCGCAATCCGGGCCAACCGGACCACGTTGGTTTCTTTGGGCGTCAGGGTTGTCCCGGCCGTTTTCAGCTTGGCCATGAGTGCTTCAAAGTAATCCGCCCCAAGTATTGGGCGGATGAACGAATCTTCCGCGTTTTGCAGATACCCCCGAACCTGAAGGAATAGCCGCCGGGAATTTTGCGCGGGCGGATAGGCGGCCGTCCACGCGGACGCGGACGGAATCAACCGGCCATGACTAACCGTATAGGCGTCTGAAGCCGTCCACGTTTCAAAGTCGGACGCGTGTTTCTCCAAATACTGAAGCGAATCTTCCAGCCAGAAATCCGCCTTGGATGTCACGTCCTTCAGCGTGGCCACAAACATCCATTTGGTTAAAATCTGGGTATTGGCCGGACTACTGACCACCATACCCGCGTCCCCCGTTGCCACCATCAGGAAGGGTAAATTTTCCAGATAGGCAAAAAACGCCGTGGCCGCTTTCAGCCGGTCCAATAAGGGTTTTTGTTGGGCCGTCGGAACCGTCACCGCCGTCAGTTCGTCATAAAATTCCTGACCAATGGCCGGGATTATGTACTTCATTTCTGACTGACGGACGGCCGGTTCCCACGTTGGCCATGCCATTGTTTTCTGAACTCCGCCAATTTGCGCCTTCAGTTCGGCAATATCATTTATCAGCATTTTCATTGTCAGAAGAATTTGGGTTTGCGCCTGAATTTTTAGGCGTTACGTCGTAATTATAAAGCTGGATATTGCGGACATCGAAGTCCATTTCTTCTTCCCAGCCGTTGATTATTTTGGCAATACGTAAAGGCGTCAACAGGATAAAGCGGTCCACATACGTCAGGAAGTTTTGTTGGTAGTTAGCCGCGGATTCCAGTTCCTTCCCGGAACCGCCAAGCTTCCCGCCGGTATCAATTCCAGCCAGTGAAGGCAATACACCATGGCCGGACGCTTGCGCTACGTTGGCCGTATTAAACAGCGTCGTATAAGCATCATCAGACATTTTGTTGGTTATCGGTGTAATCTTGATTCCGGCAATTTCCTTCCCGTTGATGTCCACTTTGTGGAATGTTACCAACGCCTTGTCCGTGTTTTCGATACCAGCCAACGTTTCGCCCATCTTTCGCAGAACTTCCGATTGAAGGGCTTCTTTTTCTTCCTGTGTCTGGTCATCCCTATCAAAATAGTCGTCCGCGACACTAATATGATATTTGATATTATAGCCGTTATCTAGGCCACTGTCATGGAAGATTGGGATTTTGTTGGCCACGCGGGTCCACGTTTCCGTTGACCACCAATCCGCGAATGAATAGAAATCTTGGCCCGGCAAATCATCCCGTAAGTGAAGAATACAGACCGGAAATTTGGTTGGGTCGGCCGGGTCAAACGCTGGGATGACCGTACTGTCCGCGGGCTTATACGCCTTGGTCCCAAAGTTGGCGTTGAAGATGTACGCTGTAATCTTGGTTTCATTAGCGGCCGGTTTGCGGACCCGCATTTTGAAGGCGTCAATGACTTCATAGGTAACGTTTTTCTTCCCGGCTTCAAGAATCATCTTCAGGAAGACGTTTCCCGAAAATGCATACTGAAGGTTTTGGCGTATCCACACGCGGTCCCAATCGGACAGAATACGCCATTGCTCAAAGCTTTTAAACTTCTTCACTTCAAACAGCGTGTCAGACCCTTGGCCCGCTTTTTCATCGGCATGGGTATAGACGCCCCGGCCAACCACAAAGTCCCGGCGTGTCTTGACAAGCCGCCACTTGTTGGGCGATTCGGACGCGAGTTTGTGCATATTGCCCAACTGCAAATCCTTATCCCCCCATTGAACGTGTTCACCACGTCCACCACTTCCACCACCTTTTCCACTGGAAAAAGACGTGTCCGCGTTGCCGAACGTGACCACCGCGCCGTTTTTGCCGGACTGAAGCGCGTAAACGTTTGTACCTAACTTCCGTATCTTGGTCATATCAATAGTTGTGAAAAATGCTCATCCCATTGAATTCAACCAAGCGCCGGACCTTACATTCAAACGTCTGTTTGTGGATACAGTCAAACAGCAATAGCGCCCCGGAATGGTTCATGTTCCGCTGAATGGATGACAGGTCCTTTTTGGGCGGAAGCTTCCCGCCACCGGCCGCCGATTTTGGGGCCGTTGGGTTTTTCTTGACCCGCTGTTTGTAGGAAATTGACCCGTCCGCCTTCCGAAACTTCAAACTGAATTCCGTTCCGGCTTCCTGAATTTCGTGAAGTACTGTCTTCAGCGTAATTTTTTGTTTTTCGTCCGCCATGGTTGCCCGCTTGATTGAATTCATTGCAAGCTAAATCCACCTTTTTGGCCCCTATAGGACGGATTTTTGGCACGAATAAGGGCCTGTTGAATCCCGTTTTGCAGTCTCTTTTTTTGCAATTCGTTCGTCAACAGACCCTTATACTGAATTCGTTAGCTTTTCCGTCCAATCAAACACGCGAATGCAACGCACCCTTTACCGGGAAGGCAATTGCCATTAACGAAAATCGGAATATAAAACCCCGTAAACGTGGATTGAATCCTGTAACAACTTTACTTTTTTTAGCTGGATATTATCACAATGGAATTACTGAAACCCTTCTTGGTTCCGCTGGGCATCAGCTTGCGATACTTGCCCCATATGATGTAATCATAGGCGTCCGTTCCGTCCGTTGCGAACTCCCGATTCTTGGCCGTCAGTTCGCTTCCTTTGTCCTTTTGGAAGCCGTCCTTAGTCCGCGTCTGTTGTATAGCGATCACGAAAGGCTTATTAGTATATTGATTGAAGCGTAGTCTTGGTGTCCTATCTGACCCTTCTTCAAACAAGTAGTTTATAAGAGTATATTTATCCTTATGGGAAGGGTAGGTAAAACCAGTGTATTTCCTAGTAACACGCCACCCTTTCTTTGTTAAATGGTCTGCGAACTGGTCAAGGAAAGGCTTATTACTCTCCGACGTGGCCGCGCTCTTGGCCTTGCCTGAGGGGTCCCCCCATACGTCTACCTCTTTGGTTGGATGACTACTGTACGTAGTATCGAATTCATCAGCCAATTGTATAATCAGGTTTGTTTGTACCCCAATCGTTGGCTTCTTGAATATGCTATTAATCTGCCTGAATTCGCGCCCTATTTCCTGACAGATAGTAAGCCAGCAGATAGCCGCGTTGAAGTCCAATGATACTTCCAATTTACGGTCGTCCCGGTAATCGTTCGATTGATGCAACGTCAAGCCGGTCTTGTCGTCTGTCTCATATCTGAACGCACTATGGTAGCAATGTTTTGTTGTACTGAAGGCATAATAAAACCCGTCCGGGCGCTGGGTGAATCGTCGGTTCCAGACTTCCACATCAAGCGTCAAGGCGTCCAACGTTTCTTCCAAATCCTTATAATATGTATCGGGTAAGACTTCCCGGTTGTCTTCCCACGTACTCTCCAGAAATAAATTTTCTGGAGGAAGGGCTATTTTTTCAGAATCCGACATCCGCGCCCGTTGTTCCAATTCGGCTTTCCATTTGTCCTCCGTCTTTAGCATCCACCCACCTTCCACGGTCCACGGCGCGGACGTGAAATCATAGAAGCATAGGTGCAAATGATTCTTGGCAAATGGGGCGAGTTTGTTGGCACGTTTGGCCGGAAGAATGATCTTGTTTAAAAAGTCTTCAGACATCGTTGCCGATTCATCCACCCATACGCCGTCACTGTTGATTCCGCGTTGACTATCCGGCCGGTCCTGACTGACTAACTGAATACAAAAGCCGTTAATGAACGTCATACAGTACTGCCAACCCCGTTTCCCCGGACTTGAATAGGGTTTGACCCAATGTTCCGGCGGTTGTTGCCCAATGACGTAGACGCCCCATGGCGTTGATTTACTATACTCAACATAACCCATCCGGGACAACGCGTTCTTCAGTTCCGGCAAGACAATCAGGTCAAGTTGAACGTATGTCAGCCCGGTCAATACGTACTTGGCCCGCGGCATATTTTCAAACGTTTGGCCGGATGTATAACCCAACGTTGTGGTCTTTCCACTTCCCCGGCCGCCTAGAAAAGTTTTCCGCCGGGCGCGGGATTTCATAAACTTCAATTGCTTGGCGTTGGCGTAAATTTCACGCGTTGCAATCGGTCTACTATACAGCTTATTCATCGTCTTCCATCTGGTTTTTCAAGTGTTGCTGAAGGACGTTGACGTTGTTAATGAAGACGAACTTTCCGGGCTTACTGAAGGCGTCCGGGTCCCATCCACCGCCGGTTTCTTCTTCGTGCAAACCGTCCATATGGTCCGCCTTATCCCATGCCCGCGTTGCCGCGTCCCACTCTCCATTCATTAAGGCCATATTTGCCACCATACGGAAGAAATTGGCGGAAGCCACCTTTTTCCCGTCCCGGTCAACCTGATTGATATTGCCATGAATGGCCACCGCTTCCGCGATAATGTAGCGGCATTGACGTTCCTGAAGACCATATTCCTTCATCAGCATAGCCAAAATACTGTCAAACGGCCGCCCTAAAGAATACCATGACCACGCCTTCCGGTAACGTTCCAACATGACCATATCCGTGTCAGCCAAGGGCTTCCCGGAATGGTAATAATCCAAAAATTTGTCCAGCTTGTCCGGCTCAATCTGAAGCGATTTTTTTAGCCGGGATAATGATTTATTTTTTGCCATAAAACTTCTTGATAAATAGCTTTTAACAAGGTTACATGGCGGAAAATGAATACAACAGGACGCGTTTAAACGTAGCTTTGTGCCAATCGCATGGCTTTAACGGGTTATGTGGTTAAACATCAAAAAACGGCAAAACCCGGCTGTATTACGGCCGGGTTTTCTTTGCATTGGTTAGCGAGTACTTAAACAATTATTTTAAAAAATAAATTAGCCGTGTCTTTGTTAGTACTGCTTCTTGAGAAATATCTCTGTTATTATCATATATAAATTTATCCATTAATGTTAAAACGTAACCATTATCTTTTCTGAATAGATCATAAAATTCTTGCCTATCTGCTCTTTCAGCATATGCTTGTTCTATGTCATCTAATACTAAACCAAAATGTTTAATATCTATCTTTAATTCATCCGCTAAATGGACCTTTCCTTCTCCTTCGCTTAACTTATAAGCTTTATGGAGATAATCCATTCTAAATATAACATTATTTAAAGTGCTTGACATAGATGCATACGATGTATTCTGTGCATCAAATTGCACCATTTTAGTGCTTATAGTGGATATAGTTTTAAATAAATCAATTTTTGTTTCTCTTAAATCATCCAATAATATTTTATACTTTTCACTAGCTACATTTAGCTGATTATCAAACTCTTCTCTCTGCTTATTCAACTCACGGCGAAAAAAAGTGTAACTAAACAGCCCAGCCACGCCAATTATTGTTGCCAACAACCATTCAAAATGGCTTCCTTGTCGATCAACAGCCATCACATAAAAATCATCTTTAGCTCTATAGTAATATAGTTCTTTATTCAAGGAATCATTAGTATGAGACATTTTATGCATTATAGTGATAATACTATCTGATCGTTTCATTAGCCTTTCTGACTGTTTCATCAATAAGGCTTGATTTTTCTTTAGAGAGTCAATAGGGTTTGGGTTGGCCTGAACTGTTGTTAACAACATGGACAGGCCAATCAACAAACATAAGAATGTTTTCATAGTGGCATTAGTTATGCTCCTAAACTACGAAAATGCCTTTAATCTACTACGTACCAAGGCCACTTCCGCTTCCAGTTTGGCCACCTTCTGACTATACTCTACTTTCTTCACCGGGTCCTTTGATTGCTGAAGCCGTCCGCGGGCTTTCGACAGATTAGGCATAAGGGTAGACAGTAACTTTGATAAGTCATACTTGTCAGTAGGCAAGTTTTCCATGAACTTCAGCTTCATATCTTCCACCGTCAGTTCCGGCGCGGCTTCTTCCGGCAAGCGGCCATTGGCCTTCAGGAAGTTGATTTTTACGGCCACGGCCGTCCGCTTTTCATACAAATCGTCAATTTCGTCCACCAATTCTTTGGCGGACTCATGGTCCGGGATGTCCTTCAGCCTGTTGCACCTTATGGACATTTCCTTATGAAACCCGGCTTTCTGAAGCGTCAGTTCTTCCAATAACCGCGTGAACTCTAAAACCGGCATAGCCGGGATGTCAACGGGTTGGCTTGCCTGAAGACTTGGGCATTTTTCCGGTTTTGACGGCGCTTCCGATTTGACGGCCGGTTCCGCTTCCGGGCGGTAGTTGACCAATCCCTGAAGTATGGCTTCCGCGTTCTGAACGTCGGCCGGGCTTGCCAGCCCCGCCCGCTTTTTCATCTTCAGCAATTCCAAGTTGGCGGCCGCCTTGTTGCGTTGGGTTTTCCATTCCTGTGTTGTCATCGGTTTTGGCGCGTTTTAAGAGAACTAGGAAGCTTTCAATTGCTTGGCGGTAGGATTCAGCCATTAGAAACCCATACGGGTCTTCATAGTGGTTGTAATCGACTGAAACGATTTCCCCAATGTTTTCCATATAGTCTTCAATGGTACGCATTAACGCCACCGGGTCAATATCGGAAGCGGTTAGGAAGTCAGCCAAGCTTGGGAACAATTCGGGCTTCTGCATCTGGTTTTTTTCTAACAAAAAAAGCCGGATTGGACCGGCTTTTTTTGGATGACTAATTAGGGAATTTATTTGGCCCGGCGGTTCACCTGTTCAGGTTGTGCCAAGGCTTCAGCCGTTTCCTGACGCTTCAGTGACGCGTTTAGCATCACATTCAATTCAGACTGAGCGTTGGCCTTTAGTCGTTCCGCCCGTTCGACTTCTTCCGGGTCCAATTCTTCTTCATCGTCAGCCGGTTCCGGTTCTTCTACGATTCCGGCGGCTTCCTGACGTTGGCGTGACGCGGCTCGCATAGCGGCCAATTCAGACTGAGCGTTGGCCCGTAACCGTTCCGCCCGGTCATCTTCTTCCACGTCCGTTTCATCGTCTTCAGGAAGCAACGTTGGCAACGTTTCGGTCACGTTGGTCATTGCGGCATGGTACGCCCGCAATTGACCTTGTAAGGTCGTAACAAACAGTTTAATGAACTCCGCGTCCTGTTCTGGATATTCCTTCACCATATCAATAATTTCAACTATTGACGTCCGTTCGTCATCGGTCAACGTTTCTTCCGTCAGACAGTCATTCAGGAACGCCAAAAAGTCAAACGTTTCCGGGTTTGACTGAAACGAATCGTCCGTTTTTGTCTCTTCCGGTTTTTCCGTTAGCGTCACTGGTTGGACCGGCGGTTCCGGCGCTATTGGCTGAATGGGTGCTTCCAGCGCTACTGGTTGAATGGGCGCTTCCGGCGTCACTGGTTTCACTTTCGGTTCCTTTGCCTGTTGTACTGATTTGGCCTTGGTCATTGCCTTGGGTTTTTGGCAGACGTTGGAAGTATTTTCCAAGTCCGCGGGTTGTTAAAAATTCGGCGTCTTTATCCGTTAATCGGTCATTGATTGAATAGCGCCGTCCTTCAACCAAATGGTCAACGCCCCCGTCAGGAACGTTGACCAATATGAATTTTGTAAGCATCCCTTACTTGATTAAACCGCAGCAATCAAAGGAAGCTGAGCGGCAATTTCCGCTTTCAATGGCGTCACACCGAACATAAAGCCGTCCTGTTCTGCTTTGCACGTATAACCACGTTTTTCAGCTCCTTTTTTCCCAGAACTGAAGGCGGTTTTTACGTACAACGGATTGTCAGACGTCCCGGCCACGGCAAACTGATTGTCATTCATTTCCCCAATCAGAATACAACCGGCGTTCAGATGCTTCATAATTTCGGCCGTCAGTGCCTTCCCAAAACCGGCCATCATGAACGTTCCGGCGTGTTTGAAGGATTGGAAACCCGGATCACCGTCAGACGCGTCCGTCAGGTCAAAGGAACCGTCTGGGAAGGAGTATTCCGCCAATTTCGCCCCGGTCACAAATTCCGGCGCTTCCACAATTTCCCCGGCGGTTATATCAGCCAGTTTTGGCCATACGCCGTCAATGTCTTTTGATTTGATAATCAGCAACCGGCGAAAGCCGCCCGGATTGGGCTTTTCATAAGATGACGCGTCCAGATTGGCAAACGAGACAACACCACCGGCCATTCCAAACATTGGCGTATTGTGGAACAAATCTTGGGTATGAACGTCAGCCGCCAAAGCGCCCAATTCGTGGGAAACAACCATGGCAAGGGCAATGACGAAAGCGACCTTTAAAAACGGTAAGATTGATTTTGCTTTCACAGCTTTAAGAAATAAAGTTCTAAAAATGATTGAAGTTGACTTGACATTGGCCGGGTCTGATACTATCAGACCCGGCCTAAATGGTTGGGCAAACTATATCCCGTCGTTTGTCCAAATACGTTCCGCAATGGCGATACCCGCGCCAACTTGGGCGTCCATCATCCACGCAATATCCCGTTGACGTTTGTTGTAGTCCACGGCTAACGTGTCGTGTCCGGCTAGGTCATCATACAGATAAACCAAGTTGCCTTTAGGCGTGAAGATTGGCCGGTTGAAACCAGACAAACCGGGTTCCACAATGAAGGGAATGTTGGTTCCTACAATAGTGGGTTTCAGTTGACCCGTATTGTAAGGAAGCGTACCCCAACGCGCTTTGTAGTCTTGTTCGTAGTTGGTCTTGAATGTGCGTGAGCACACGCAAATCAGACCCGCGTAAAACTCAGCGTCAGGAACACCGGCCAAAATCTTGTCAATTTCACCCACGGAATTGGACGCCGTAATGATAGCCGTATCAATGACGTTGGCGGACGGAATGTCCCCCGACGTAATAGCGGCCAAAATTTGGGTCCGCAGACCGTCCGCAATGTCAAGCGCACCCGTTCCGGTTGGGTTATACACACCATTGAACAGGGTTTGGACCCGGATGTCTTCTTTGAATTTAGCAATCACGCGGGCCGTGATATACTCTTCAAAGGGTAGTTCTTCCGGGTTGATCTGTTTGGCGCGAACCTGACCCAAGTACGACTTGTACAACGCAATGATTTGCTTGTCGGTGAACTGAAGGTCAACTTTAGCCTGACGGACCTTTCCTTTACGTGGCTTAAAATTAACCGCGTTCAGGGTTGGCGTGAAGGCGTTTTTTCCGCCGGGTTGTGCCACGCTTCCCACTTCCAGATTGGTCAAAACGACTTCATCAGACGCTTGCATGGTTGTCATATAGTCCGCAATGGGGACAACCGGACTGTCTGCAATACCTTCGTCAACGCCCGGAACAAGCGCCCGTTGGAAGATGTGTTCCTTGTTATCGCGGGCGTAGTTTTCCAGCGACGCGGCCAAGGCGGTAAGATTTAAAGAATCTGCCATTGTGATAATGAAAAAAGTTAATTGTTGCGTTTTGCTTTCCAGGCTTGAAATTGGGCTACTTCATGGCCGTCCTATAGGACAGCTTTACTTAGCTTTCGCGGCCAAGTCAATGGCTTCTTTATTCCACGAATTATCCAGAATAGACGGTCCGGTTTTGGCGTTGCGCTTGCTCTGGTCATCCTTGGCCAGCCCACCGCCAAGGCCGTCCATGGTTGCTTTCCAGCCACGTAGAGTTTCCAATTCAGCTTTCACGTTCCGATAAGTGGCCGCGTCCGCTTTCATGTTGTTGAATTCGGAAGCCGTCATTTCTACGGTTTCCACTTCGTCCGTGGTCTGGGTTTCTTCGCCGGTTTTACCTTCAGCTTCTTCCGATTCTTCGCCGGTTTCGTCTTCTTCGTCACTGACTTCCCCTTCCGTGGCTGACGTTTCGCCACCTTCAGCGGACTTATCTTCCGCTTGTTCATTTTGATCTTCCGTTCCAGTCACGGACCGGAATAAACTTGCCAAACTGATACGTACTTTTTTCATTGGATTTTATTGATTTGTAAGAAGTTGCAATGGTTGATTGTGAGCGCCTAAAGGTTTAGGCGGCTTGTTTGCGGGCTAATAAATCCGCCCGGTAAATGGCATCCCCCAAGTAGCCAATTCGGTCCGCCAAGCCATTGGAAAGGGCTTCTTTGCCGTTGTACATTTTTCCGCTGAAGACGCCGTTGGGCGTGTCGGCCGTGTCGGTAATTTTGGGACGCATGGAAAGAACCTTGGAAATAAATGTCCCGCGGATGACGGTCAATTCTCCGCGGATTTCGGCTTCCAATTCCGGCGTCAATGGCTCCACAGAATTGAAGCGGGCTTTATTATCGGACCCATCAGAACGGATAATTGTGACCTTCAACCCTTCATTCTTGTAGAACTCCGTAGCGTCTACGTGCATGGCCAGAACGCCAATGGAACCCACGGAAGAAGTGGTCAATGACTCCATGACAATTTCCCGACATTGACTAGCAATCCAGTAGTGAGCAGAAGCCGCCCAACCTGCCACATATGCCACAATTGGTTTCTTGGAGTGCTTAATAACTTCCCCCAACATTTCAATCCCGTCCACTTCACCGCCGGGACCGTTCAGATTCAGGACGGCCGCAGACATCGTGTCATCCTGATTCATTTCCATCAGCCAAGACGCGTAATCTTCCGCGCCGTAACTGCACAAATCCCCATAGCGGGAAATTGCCCCAAGCATGGGAAGGACCAACACCTGACCGGACTTGGTATTGGCGCGGGCTAAACGGTTGTATCCGGCGGACGCCCCAATGTTTGGGCGTTCCACATCAACCAGATAGGGCGTTGGCCGGTCCTGACTGACTTCAAAGGGCGCTTGGCCATTCTGAATCCGGCGCAACGCAATAGCATACATACGGTCATGGTATGTACTGTCTAGCGCCCACTTAGCGGCAATAATTCGGTCTAACATCGCTAAAAGATTGAAAAAGCTTTTACAACGTTATCCACCTAAATCAGCCCCCAATAGGACACAAAAAAAGCCCGGCCATGTGAGTGGACGGGCTTTTATTCGGCTTCTTGGCTTATAGCGTATGGGTATATTTTAGCCAGGAATACAACTGATAAGCAAAGTTCCAATGGGCTATTCCGTTGGGGTGCACAAACGGAACCCACCCATAATCCACTTCAATCCGGGAATCAAACCGGCGTTCTGTGGTCATGGCATCCGGCAAGGAAGCCGAACGGTAGGCCACAGACCACGCCGTTGGCTGAACCCAATAGAAGGGCAATAAATGAACCCGGTCCGCGTCTTCCGTATCCGCGGCCAACACCGTATCCACGTAGTTTTTCATCATCTGCCACCGGGCCGCGTGGTTGTTGGTCGATTTCCAAAAGGCCGCCGATTCACCAAACGCGGGATATTTTGACGGAAAGAAGGTTCCGTTGTAATCCGGCAACACAACCGCAATGTTCACCACACCCCATCCATTGGCCGCGTATTCGGCTTTGATAGCGGCTTTCAAATCATTGATTCCCTGAACATAATTCACCGGGTCATTGTCATTGGCTCCCAGATTAACAACTATATGCGTAGGAACACAAACGTCATACGCGTTTACGTCCGTCACGGACGTCCCGGCCGTACTGCCTACTACCAAACGCGTGACCCCATCATTGGCCAGCGTTCGGTACTTATTCAGCCACGTCAGCAACGAAAACTTAGCATTGCCAGCAACGGCGGCATTATAGAACGGATTGGCGGCAGATTGGCCGGTTGCTGTTTGGCCCAAATAATCCGTCAGTTTCCACCCCCGGCGGCCTTCCGCGAAACCTTTAATGGTCCGGCTTGAACCATTATAGCTATACGTTCGGGTTTTAGCCACCACCTGACCAACAAATAGACTTTGCAATTGACCGGCCACCAAGCCATTGTCCACCCGGTCCATATCAAGCAACTGTTGAGCTAACAACCAGTACACATCCGCTTCCGACGTGGAACCGTTAATCCCGGCCAATTCGCCCCATGTAATACTATCCCCTAAACAAAGCACTTTGGGGAAGGCGGCTTTATTGGCTGACGCCAGCGTACTAATGTGCTTAATTGTGGCCGTTTTCTTCTTCACTTCGTTCCCAATCATGGCCACCGAAACGTCATACGTTTTTACGGTTAAGCCTTCATTGAATTGGGTTGAATCATTGGCGTCCGTGGTAACGATTTTAGACGTAAAAACCAGCTTATCAGACTTGGTTGCGTCAAACTTAGCGTCTACTTCCGTCGTCAGTCCCGTCAGCATATGGTCAAGATAAACGGCCGCGGACATATTTCGATTATAGCCCTTACTTGCCGCCACAAGGTCATTGCAGACGGTATAAACCTTTTTAGGCGCTACCAACGCATAATCCCCTTTTATGGCACTGGGCGCACTGGCATAACCTAACGAAACCCGTATATAAAACGGCGTACTAGCGGGCAAACCCGGCATGGCTATCAGACCCGAAATGGCCCCGGCGACGTTGGAAAACGAGTTATAGTTCCGGCTGAATTCGGTCGCATCGGACGCCGTGTTGAACTTAAACAGGGACCCAAGCTTGTCTGTAGCCGCTATACATTCCCAACCTATGTACAGCGTATCCCCCGGATTTAGAACCAAGGGCGTGTCCAGAATCAACGTGTAATCAAACTTATCCGCCGTATCGGTCCGTCCTAACGTATTGTAGTACGCCAACTCTGAAAAGGGAATGACTTTGGTAATGGCAATATCAGTCCGCAGGAAGATTTTAACCGTTACCCCATCTGTGAAAAATTGCTCATCAAACAAGTTTCTGACCAACGGAATGGTAATGGCGTTGAAGTTTTTAGCGGTCAAACCCTTGAACCATGTGGCCATACCTTTCCCGCGGTATGATTGACCGGCGGACCACACAACCGCGGCATCATTGGTCACGCGGGCGGCCAAACTGTAATTGGTTTTATCAATGAGCGAAACGGCCGAAATGAAGCTAGTATTAAGCGCCACGGCACTATTTAATGTGGCCAGATTCGTTGATACAACCGGGTCAACGGGCAGTTTACTGGTTGCGTAGCCAAGCGAAACCCGCAAATAATAAATGTTACTAGCGGGCAAAACCGGCATGGCTGACAGGGCCGAAACCGCCCCGGCGACATCCGAAAACGAGTTATAGTTCCGGCTGAATTCGGTCGCATCGGACGCCGTATTGAACTTAAACAGGGACCCGGTTTTATCCGTCAAGGCGTTACACTCCCAACCTACATACAGGATGTCCCCCGGATTTAGTACCAACGGTGTATCCAGAATCAACGTGTAATCAAACTTATCCGCCGTGTCCGTGCGTGTCAGGGTATTGTAATACGCCAAATCGGAGAATGGAATAACCTTGGTAATGGCCACATCACTACGCAGGAAGACTTTAACCGTTATCCCGTCCGTAAAAAATGTTTCGTCTACTAGATTCCTTACTAGCGGAATGGTTATAGCGTTGAAATTCTTCACCGTTAATCCCTTCAGGAACACGGCTTGGGCCTTCCGCCTAAAACTATTCGATGAATTATAAACAATATTCGCATCGTTGGCCACTCTGGGAGCAAAAATATAGTTCGTTTTATCCACCAATGACATAGCGGCCACGGCGCTTGTCGTCAGTGGCAACGTAGCCACATTCTGATCTAACTTCACTACGCTATACGTCTTTAATGCCACGTAGAATGATGTATTGTTTGACGAAAAGGTTGGTTTAGCCGTCAGAGAACCCACATAGTCCACCGTCCAATCCGTGTGCATATTTGCGCCAAGTTCCTTTGCGGCATCAACCGCGGCCGAGTTATAAAACAGCGCCAGAAATTCCGGCCCCGTATGCTCATAGGCTACCGTCAGCAGGTCATTGGTCCGGGCGTAAATCGTTTTATTCAGGTTGACCAATAATTCCGCGTTGGCCACTGAGGTGAAGGCCACTTTTGTATTTAACGTAGCATTGGAGACTGTTACCGTATCAACCAGCGCATTATTTAAAAACACCTTCACGAGTAACTGACCGCTGAAGGCTGTGGCCGTTCCACCGGATACGGCCGCCCCGCCAATGTAGATTCCCAAGCGGGAAATCAGTTTGTTGCTCAACATCTTGGCTTGGGTCATATACCCCTTCCGGCCATTTCCGTACGTCGAATAAATGCCTACAACGGCCGTATGGGGAACGACGCCGGGCGTAATTTTTTCAGCTACCGTTGCCGAAACAATTTGGTCCGTCATCGACTGAGCAAGTATAGAACTGGCGCTTGCATCGACATCCACCAAACCCAAGCCCGGACCCGCCGGTCCCACCAAATCCACTTCCGGCGTATAGGAACCGTCCGGGTTCTGAAGCTTCAATTTGGTTCCGTTCCAGATTGCCAATGGCTTGAAATTATTGGCTTGCAAAACCGTTGTGGACGTTGCCTGTATGTAAGACGTCATACTTTTCAGCAATGTCCGAAACCGGGACGTGGAAATGTTTTTGGGCGGTGAATCTTTGATAACCGCGTCAATCTCTGAATTGATTTGATTTAAGTCCATAGTGAAGAAAAAATGAAAGAATTTTAAGCGTCAAAAGCGAATCCAAAAGCCGGGTCAAAGGGACCTTCGTACATTAAATCGGCGTCCGTTATGCCGGTTAAAAAATACGCCGGTTGTTGGGCAAGTCCTGAAAACGTCAAGACCGTCTGATTGCGACCTTTGCCCAACTCCTGACCGGATTTTACGCCAAGTTCCAAGGGTTGTTCCGGCGTTCCGGCTAATCGGCAGTAGCCATTGCGATCTTCCAAGAAAGCCAGCCAGCGGACCGCCCGGTATTTCTGCACCCAAACCACCACGTCCGGCCGGACCTTGGGAAGTATCAGTTGAATCGTTGGCTTGAAAAGTTCGCCGTGGCCACTGGTTTCCATGTCATCCGAAAAAGAACAGTAGTCCGGTATGACATCCACATTCGTCAGGATTGCCCCGGCCGAAAAAATTAAATGCTGGGATGACACGGTAAAATCCGAGTAGCCCAAATGTTGGGGCAAGGCGAACCGTTCCGGCGCTATCAGACTAACGTGCCTAGCCGGGCAAATCCGAAGCGTCCGCAATCCCCCGACGTTGGTTGATTCTTGGGGGAAGACTAAATCTTCCGGCTCAAAAAGGATTGGCAATTGCATTTTTTAGGCGTGAAAAGTGGTTGGACAAAACACCCCTTCCATTGGACACGTTAGGCCGCAAGTTGGACGGGTTTTGCCGAAAGTTGGACAACATTTCTTTTTTCGTTCACGGACAACTTAGTGAAGAACGGGTCTGACGCGGAACGGCTCCGTTGAACCATCTTCCGTATTGCGTCCGCGGAATAATGTTCATCTGAGATTTGATGAACCTTGACAAATCGGTCCGCGGCTCCGTTCATGGTTGGGTAAACATCCATTCTCCCTTTCACAAAGGCGATTGAATAGAGTTCAAAAAATATTTCCAATACCTTACCGAACTGAAGCAATTTGCCGTCCGTAATCAAGCGCGTCTGAAGCTCAAATGTCAGCTTCAGATTCAAGTGGGTTGGCTCCAACAGGTCCACCGCTTCTAAGTCTTCCAAGTCTTCAGACCGCAATGGGTACTGACTAAAGGTAGCGGCTACCAGTTCGCCCAAACGGGAGTTGCGCCGGACAGCTATGGGTTCCGGGCCAAAAATCTCAACAGACTGAAAAAATTCTTTGATGTGAGGCTTTACAGGTATTGATAAGGTCATCTGATAGAAAGTATTTTAGGGTATATTTACAGCGCAACACTGTCAACACACCTGCTTTCCGGCAGACATTCCCCAAAACGCCCGTTCCCGCGGGCGTTTTTTGTTGTTACTAAGATACAAAGAAAGTGTGGAAATTTCTCTACACTTTTCCCCACTTGGAAGTAATTATTTTACTGCCTGACATAAAGATGACGTCCGCGGAACCGGGCTTCCTTGGACGGAAGTGGGCATGGGGCCAACATGGGCGTGAAATTGTACTTCCTGAAGAATCGCCCTTTTTGGCCAACGCGAAAACCCGGCCGCCGTCCCCACCACGCCAAGGTCTGAAGGTCAATTTTTTTTGTAACTCTGTAACATTGCATTTTTGGGTGTCAATTGACTGAGCGTCAACGCCGTTTTTGTTACAAACTCTCTTTTTCGTTTTATAACAACTCCCTTTTTTTTTGTAACACCCCTTATTTCCAGCTAAAAGCGGCCCCCCCCTTTACTATTATATTTTTATTTTTTGTAACATTTTATACTTGTTAACAAAAATAAAATAAAACCTTATCGGCTGATTTTGAGACTTGTAAGTAGTACTATCGTCCTATGTTTACAATGTTACAAAAATCCGTAGGGTTTTTGTTGGGAAGGTTGCAAGGAAACCAAAGGGCCGGGCATGGGCAAAAAAAAAGACCCGTTTCCGGGCCTTTTGAATTGTAACTTCCTAAGATTCCACACTTGCTTCCTGACGGACGATCTTTTTTTAGTGGGCTATAAAAGCGGACGTGTTGGTGTGCCGCTGAAGCGGCTTAAAAGCGGATGTGTGTTTGTTTATTGAAGGACTGTCAGGTTGGCTTGCGCGAACCGTGGAAGGTCCCGGACCGTGGCCAAACCCAGCTTGGAAGCTATGTTAGTTTTATGGTTGGCCACGGTCCGAATATTGATAGATAACAGGCCCGCAATGGCTTCATTATGGTAGCCTTCCCCTATTAACTTCATGACCCGGATTTCCTGTGGTCCCAATGATTTAATCCGTTTGAAGGCGTCCGGGTCTGCTATCTGAAGCGTCGTCCGGCGGCTTCTTCGTTCGTCTTCCTTGTTGATTAATTCCCGGATTGCCCAAACATTAATGTCATCCGTTGAGCCAAGTAAGGCGTTTATAATTCGCCGGAAGTAGGGATGAATGGTTCCGTCTGAATCAAAGCGTTGTAAGCCGTCTAACGCCGTTTTCAGGGCCGTCAGAGCGTCTTGGTCTAAGCTGCTTATTTTTTTCATAGCTGATAGAGTAAAGCCTACCCGTCAGCGCGGTTGCATCCCTCAAACGGGAAGCGTATTTTTGCCGGGTAAACATTTGATTTTTGGTTGGGTGTTTATATCCCCGTACTGTTGCCGCCAAGCTTTTCAGTACGGGGATTCTGTTTTAAACGGTTAAAAATTCGTTCTCTGGATTACGCCATGGAATTGACTCATTTTTAGCGTCAGTAAACGTTGTGACGCCTGGAATGTATTCAATCAGCTTGCCGCGGTCAACCAAGTCCCAAAACTTGTCTGTATCCCAATTTATGGGGTTTGGATTCAGTACTTCAATCAGCTTCACTTGGGTAGTCTCCCATAGTTCCACTTTACCCCCGGCGCGTTCCTGATAGGTGAACTTGCCAAACTTTTCCACTACGCAAAACTGACGCGTTCCGGTTGGGTTTGTCCACCACGTAAAGAGTTGAACAAACCTATTGTTGGTCATTATCTGAAGCGGGAAGGGTTAGTTGGTCCGGGTCAACATCCAAGTCATTTTCCATAATGATGACACGCCCGGCGGTTAATTCTTCCATGTAGTGGCGGCATAAATTCAACGCGTCAAAACTTTCCACGGTTGTCAGTTTTAACGCCATGCCCACGGCCACGTCCTTCATTATCATAATCGGCTTCAATTCATCTTCCGTATGGGAAGCCAACAACCGCTTCCGGGTCTTGTCGGCGGCTTCCTGAACGGCTCTGGTGAACTTGTCATCCGGGCGCGTTTCAGCCAGCATCAGAACGGCCATTTGCTGAAGAATGTAATTGATGACTACATTCTTTTTTTTGGTTGCTCCTAATTGAATGGGTTGTTCTGTGTGGCTCATTATCGTTTCTGTTTGAAGAGTGGGAAATACTTTAATTTTTGGGCTTCATCAACGCCAAATGTGGCCACGTTAAACGGGGAGACAATGACAAGGGCAATAGCTAAACAGCCAACTAAAAGGCCCGCAAATAGATAGCAGGGGATTTTAAAAAGGAATTTCATTGGTTTTTGTCAATTAAGTGTTGAAGGGTTGCTTTAGTTGAATTCAGTTGCAATACGGCTTTACGTAACGTTGAAATGTTAAACGACGCGTTGACAATTGCTTCCCGGTCATGTGGGTCTGTATTGGCCAGTTCATCCACTTCTTCCGTTAAGTAGTCATCAAGTGTATTGGCTTTGTCTTGAACTGAATCCATCAACAGTTCAATTTCTTCTTTTACTTCAGTGGTCATTGGTTTGTCTGGTTATGGTTAAACATCTGTTATTAATTCATTCCGATTCTAAAGCTGACCCAATCTTCCTTACATAAATGGTCCGTCACTTCCATCAATACGTGAATCATAAGAAAGGGTGCAACTACGTCCACGCCGTCAGTGGTGAAATCGTCAAACGTGGCAAAAGCGGCTATTGCGTGTATTGCCATGAGGTGAAATATTATCCGTCTATTTTTCAGACTAGCATACCAATGTTGGCCATGGCTTCCATGGTCAACAGGTCATCTTGAACTTCCGCTTTGGTAATTTCCGTGTTGAGTTCCCGCAATTCTTCCAATACTTGCTTGAACTCCAATGAGCCAATTTTGAGGGTTTTCCAATGGGCTTCAAGGTCTTTCCGCTCCTTCTTCAGCGCGGGCGCTTTCAGCGATTGTTGCAAGGATAATCTGTTCAGTCCTGACATTTTCTTGAGTTATTTATGGTTAAACATCACTATTACAATTCATCAATTTCCCCATCGACGGTCCGTACATAGACCATTTCTTTGGGCGTGTCGGACCCGTTGGGCCGCCGGACAATCCGGCCTTGGCTGTTTAATAATTCGGCCGGGTTAAGCGTGTATTCATGAAGCTTGGTCCAAGACTTCAGCGCCTTCAGGAAACGTTGGGAAGAAAATGTCTTTAGCTTAGTACTGTTTTCAAAGTCCTTCATGGCGTCTTCTTTCAAGACAAGCTTGTCCAGATTGCCCGCTTCAGGACTGAAAAAGACTTCCGCCCAACCTCTGAAATGGTCTCCCATTTCGGACATAAGGTTCCGTTTTGACACGTTGGTCATGGGCGGAATGATCTTTTCTTCACAGCTTAAATAAAAGCGTAAACATTGGGCCATGAAGTTGTAAAAGGCGTTCCAATCTTCTTCCGTGAAGTCAGTAAAGAGTGACTTCCCGAAGTCATCATTGGGCGTCCATGACTCTTTATAATCCCCGTTGTTTTCGTGGTAATAGTCCCCGAATACCGTATATAGCTTCCGGCGTAATGATGACGGGTCTGTCATCCGGTCCCCAAAATTGGTATCAAACCAGAACTTTGGCGAGTCATCAAAACCCAGTTCAAAAGACCGCTTCTGTTTCGGGTTGATCGTCATAGAAGACGTCAAGGGCGCAAAGAAGAAGCCAAAGTTCAAAAACTCGTTGGCGTCTTCAACGTGTATCAAATCCGTGTCCGCGTCCACGTTTTCAAATACGTGCGGATTCTCGGCCAATTTCGGATTGCGTCCGTCTAACTGGACTTTCGTGGCCAGCTTGTAAAGGGCTTTCGCCACCAAGCCTTTCCCGGCTCCACCATGGCTTTCCCCGTCATCAGATAACTTGTTGTCCATGGCAAAAACCGCCCACGGCCGGGCCGGGTTTTTATACCTATGAAGGGCGTATCCAATGGCGAAAATACGGTTGACTAAATGAAGCTTTTGTTCCGCTATTTCGTCAGGAAGCAACAAGCCGCCGTCCACCGCAAACTGATACGTCTTCTTATAATCCGCCCGGTTTTCGGCCGTACTACCTTGGACCAACATGACGTCCATTTCTTCTTCACTCAGTCCGTACTGCTCCTGATACTTCTTCCGGTCTTTCCCGGACATATCCCCCATTTTCAAGCGTTCTTCCAATTCTTTCCGCCAATGAACCCGGCACGTCTGAATTAAAAAGCGGAAGAACATACAGGACTTATCTTTAATATCAATATCCCATAACCCGTCCGCCGTCTTGGAAATGGTGAACATTTCATCCATCAATTTGGCCTTATGTTGGATGACCTTATGTTCCCAGATTACTTTATCCAGACTTCCCGCTTTTTCTTCAGCAATACCGGCGGCCGTAATTTTCCATGCCGATTTCTGAAAAAATATGTACTGATAATCCGGCCCATACGTCTTAAAATCCCCATAAAAAAGCGGCAGGTTGGCCAAGCTGGAATCAGACAGTTGTGGCGTCCTGTACATGGTATTCCGTAGGTCCGTGGCCATCTTCCGTTCTTCAAGGAAGCCATGAATGAAGTCTTTAACCTTTGACGGGTCAATGGGCTTCACAATGTTATTATGTACGTGGACGAACGTGAAGCCGTCTTTTTCCTTCAGGCTTGGGATTCTGGCAAACCCGTTCCTGAATAGAAAATTATAGCCGTGGACGTTGTTGAAAACAAACTGAGCCATGGGCTTTCCGAACTTAAAGCGGACCTTCCCTTCCTTGTCCCGGCTGACATCTTCATCCCAAAATTGATAAGGTATGGCCACGCGCTTCAATTCGTCAAAATCGAACTTTCGGAAGCGGTTCAGATAGTCTCGCAAATCTTTACAGGAATTGCCATTGCCGTCCCGGAATTCCCTAAGTTCTTCAGGAAGCCAAATGGTCTTCATGGCCAAGTATTCCATGGCTAGTTTATGGGCGGCCTTTTTGCCGGTTCCGTCAATGTCTGGGATGTTATACAGCGCGTCCGCAATACGGAAGAATTCTTTCACATCTGAAGCCAGAAGTTCCGCCGTTTCGCTGTTTGGCCATATCGGGTCATAACCCAAGGCAAACACGTTCAACGCATCACTTCCGCCACTACAATACATCAATTCAGGCAGCTTTTTTTGTTTGCGTTTTTCTTCGGCGTCCGGCGCGTCCGGGTCATAAGATTCCGCGTCCGCTTGGGCCTGAAGCTGACCAAATTTCTTTTGGGCTTGGTCTAATCCGTGGATGAAATGGTCCGGTTTTTTGCCATAAGATTGGAACCGAAAGGCTTTTTCCGCCCGCGGTTTATATAGCTTTTTCCAATCTCCTTCATCCCAAAGAAAGATTGGGAAAAGTTCGGTTGACGTGTATTCACGGGTAACGCCGTTTTTAGTATGGGTATAAGATTTTAAGCATTTTAAATGTAGATACGTGGCTTTTTGAATACCGGCCGTCATCCGGGCTTCATCGGTATGACCAAGCGCACGCCAAGCATATTCAGCGTATAATGACCGGATGTCTGATAAATCGAACTCTTTGAAATCAAAGCTCATTACCCCTTCTGCTTCTTCTGGCTTGGCCGTCCATTTGTTCATAATGGGCTTCCGGGTTGGCATTTCCACGCCTTCAAACTGATAGAAAGCGGCCACGGTATGAAGCGCCGTCAGGAAGTCAACGTTGTCTTCTTCCATGGCAATAGTGACGGCATTTTTACCCTTTTGTTCTTCGCCAAAATCGGTCACAATCCACGTTCCGTCCTTCATTTTTTTCAAGCCAGCGGACGCGGTTTTCTCGTTCCTGATCTTGAATTTTCGGGACGACTTGGTTTCACTTTCGCGGGCGTCCGGGTAACGATGCACTATATACGCCAACCCGCCATCTATAGCCAATAGGTCTTTTATGTCTATACGGTTCATTAGCGCGTCGTTTTGTGTAGTTCCCGAATACGGCTATTAACCGCTAATAAATCCAGCCCCTTCAGTGTGTCTTGGTGTTTGGTTCGATATTGAATTAGGAAAGTTTTGTCAGTTACGGCTGACAGCAATTGGCCTTCATATTGGCCTGTTTTAATCACTGGGTTATGCATTGGGCTGAAGCAGTTTGAAGGATGTTAAGTCATTTTAGGGCTTCCGCCGGGAAGGTTCCGGCGGAAGTGCCGTCCGATTTAACCCTTAACCATTGCCATTAATAGGACGGGAAGCGTAGACGTCAACCCGTTCCTGAATGACCCGTAATTGGGCCAAAAACGTCCATACAGCGTCCCTTGACTCATTTTTGGAAACCGGCGGCCAATAGATGTCCCGCCATTTTTCTTGTTCCCAGATGAATCTATAAAGCACTTTGATTTCATACCCAAACAGCCGGACCGGGTAGTCTGTCAGCCGGGCGTCTTGCCCCAATACTAAGGCAAGGGACTTCAGGTCATCAAAGCGCGAAAACGTGCAGAATAAGCCCTTAGCTATTCGGGTTGATACGGACTTCAGTTTGGCCTTCAGTTCATAGTCCAGTACGGCCGGAATAGTCACCACGGCGGAAGTAGGAAGCAAAACGATATTCTTTCCCGTAGACGTCAAAGTTGACGGCCGCGGTTTAGCGGGACAAGTGGTCATGGTTTTTAGAAGATTGGGAAGTAGTGGATTAATCGTTACACCCGTAGCGATTGGTAAGCGTTGTGGTCAAGAAGTTGTCAATCCGGTTGATACGGTTGTAATAAGCTATTTCAACCATATCAAGCGCCCGGCCAATCCGGTCCCAACTAAGCAAACAATCAACAGCCGCCGTCTGTAAGGAAAGTAGTACGGCGTCAGACGCTTCAGCCAATGGGCTAAGGTCTTCAAGGTTGGCTACGTCGGTCAGGCTCAT